AAAGATCTAGGTAACATGACAACGAATGCTTTGACTCAGTATGTACCCGGACTAACTATCAGACCTCAGTCTATGGCAGACAGAGATAAACAAACTTTCTTAGGGTTTAATCCTAACAAACCATCTAGAAATCTAAAAGCTACTGATCCCGGTAGACCAAAGAGTCAACAGCAAGGAACTACTAGCTACTTAGAACCTGTAAATACTACTGCTGCTACAACAGCACCGGCTGATGAAGAAACAGTAACAGAAGAAGAGGTACAACCAGATCCAGTAGAACAAAATTTACCAGATCTAGAGGGTATCTCACAGGAGGAATACGATGCAACTATGGAAGCAATAACTGGTGGTGGTGAGAATGTCACAGGCTCAAACTCAACCACACCTGATGTCGCAACAATCGCTCAAACAACAGGAATAGATCCCGGTATCATAGAACGTATACTTGCTGGCTATCGAGGAAAGAAAAGAATTAAGTTTGGAACAGGTAAAAATGAATCATTAAAGCTTAGACGTGGTAACGTAGGCTTTATGTCAAGGATTCCTCAGTTTACATTATCATCATTAAACGTATAATCATGACGGCAAAATCTAGATACGATAATTTATCTAGTGACCGTTCACAGTTTCTAAGCGAAGCGGAAGACGCAACAAAGCTTACCTTACCATACCTTATCAGAGGGCATGAAGAAGATGCCAAAGGTATGAAACAACTCAAAACTCCATGGCAGAGCGTGGGAGCAAAAGGCGTAGTAGCCTTAGCTTCCAAGCTTTCCCTAAGTCTCGTACCACCCCAGACTAGCTTCTTCAAGCTACAGTTAGATGAGTCACAGTTAGGTGAAGACTTTGGACCGGAAATAAAATCAGAACTCGACTTGTCATTTGCAAAGATAGAACGCACCATTCTTGATGCTATTGCTGCATCAGATGATCGTGTAGTAATACACCAAGCATTACAACATCTAGTTGTAGGTGGTAATGCTCTTATCTTTATGGGCAAGACAGGACTGAAGTTATATCCTCTTAACCGCTACGTTATAGAACGAGATGGCAACGGAAACGTAATTGAAATTATCACAAAGGAACGGATAAATAAAGAACTTATTGAAAAGTACATAGAACCCAAAGGTACTCTTTCAGTAGTTGATTCCGAAGATCCAGAAGACGACGAAGTAGATGTCTATACACACGTCAAACGTGACAACAATAGATTTGTATGGCATCAAGAAGTACAAGGTAAAATATTACCAGACTCAAAAAGTAAAGCACCAATCGATGCTACACCATGGCTACCACTACGATTCAATACAGTAGATGGAGAAGCATATGGTAGAGGTAGAGTGGGACAGTTCATCGGAGATCTAAAATCTCTTGAAGCATTGTCACAAGCTATTGTAGAAGGTAGTGCAGCAGCCGCTAAGGTTGTGTTTACTGTATCACCATCATCAACAACTAAACCACAAACGCTAGCAGCGGCTGGCAACGGAGCTATCGTACAAGGTAGACCTGATGACATAGGTGTAATACAAGTCGGTAAGACAGCTGACTTTGCTACGGCATTGCAGCACATGCAAACACTTGAGAAGCGATTGAACGAAGCGTTCCTAATCCTGTCAGTTCGACAGTCAGAACGTACAACCGCAGAAGAGGTACGTATGACACAGATGGAACTAGAACAACAGCTCGGCGGACTGTTTGGGTTGTTAACTGTAGAGTTCTTAGTACCTTATCTCAATAGAAAACTGAGTGTATTCCAGAAGACAGGCGAGATCCCACGTATACCCAAGGGTATGGTCAAGCCAATTATTGTTGCTGGTATCAACTCATTAGGCAGAGGTCAGGATGTACAGGCACTTGGTGCTTTCCTACAGACTATTGCACAGACAATGGGACCAGACGCCATAGCTACATATATTAATCCAGAAGAAGTAGTTAAGAGATTAGCAGCGGCTCAAGGTATCGATGTACTTAACTTAGTTAAGAGCATGCAAGAGGTACAAGAAGAGCAACAACAAGTTGCAGCTCAACAACAACAGTTAGAAGAAACTAAACAAACTGCTAACTTACTGAAAGCTCCTTTGCTGGACCCAACTAAAAATCCACAATTAGCACAAGCACCACCACAATAATATGGCAGAAACATTAACATACGATAACACCCCTGACACAGAAGTCCTGACCGAAGAGGAACAGGACTCTCTGAGGGTTGGTGAAGAACTACAGCAAGAACAAGAAGCGTTGCTTGCTGGTAAATATAAGAATGCAGAAGAGTTAGAGAAAGGATATCTTGAATTACAAGAAAAACTAGGATCTAATGAAACAGAAGAAGAAGAGTATGAAGAAGAGTATGAAGAAGATGTAGAAGATCTTGACATACTTGAAGAACTATGGGAATATGAAATTAATAATGAGGATATCCATGAAGACGCATTAGCTGAGTTACAAGAAATGGACCCAGTTGACATTGCTGAGATGCACCTACAGTATCGCAACAGTGTAGAGAACATGTCACAGGATCGAGATTTTTCTGCTGAACAGATTGAACAACTAAAAGGTGTAGTAGGCGGCGAAGACAATTATAGTAACATGGTTAACTGGGCACAAGGAGCACTCAGCGAACAAGAAACTAACATGTTCGATGCAGTAATGCAGAAGGGTGATCCTATCTCAGCTTTCTTTGCAGTCAAAGCTTTAGCCTATGCGTATCAAGATGCAGTAGGATATGACGGTAATACTGTCCAAGGTAAGCCACCTACACAAAGTCGAGATCAATTCCGTAGCCAAGCTGAAGTAGTTGACGCTATGTCTGATCCACGTTATGATAAAGACCCAGCATATCGTAAAGATATTCAATCAAAATTAGAAAGATCAAACATTAATTTTTAACCATGCCTTATAGTAAATATAGCCCGAAGCAGAAAAAATTAGCTGCTTTGGGTGGCAATAAAAAGAAAATAGACAAAACAGATCTCATGATCTTACGTCGTAAACCTAAGAAGAAAAAGTAATGCCTAAAGTAAACGGAAAAAAATATCCCTACACACCAGCAGGGAAGAAAGCAGCTAAGACAGCCGCTAAAAAAACTGGGAAAAAAATTAAGAAGGGTTACTAATTATGAACACTTTGTCAGGTAACGGTCTGACAATAGGTCAGTCATTAACACCCAACTATGCAATGAAAATCAGACAGGGTGATGGAGGATCACCTTACACTGCACCACCTAAAGAGGACCCAAACAGAAAGTATGTACCAGCACCGAAACGTGAACTAGCCAGCCTAGCTGATGGTGAACCTGACGCTTCTATTATGAACTATCCAACTGAAAAAGGCTTCTTCCTTGATGGTCAGGGTAAGGCTTACATGCAGACTGGAGGTAAGTTTTATGATGCTGGAGATTATAACATTGACATACACGGACTACCTGTACCTCTTGCAAGACAGATGCAGATTAATCCTGACCTCGCAGCAATGTACTCTGGTGACGAGGTAGGGTCAGGTGTTATAATCCCACAGGATTTCAGCCCTCCACCATTTAGGTACTTCCCACATTATCGAACACCAGAGATCAGACAACAAGAGTTAGATCATTTTAACAATTTTATAGACAGCATGGGTGGAGGTCTTGATAGAGTACAAAGAAGAACACCTTTATCAATAGGATAATGGCACGTAAAAGAGTCAGAAAAAGAAACGTATCCCTTAAGATCGGTAAGCACAAGAGCCGTAAGGGAGGTCTCACAGCAGCCGGTAGAGCAAAGTATAACCGAGCTACCGGCTCCAACCTCAAGGCTCCACAGCCCGGGGGTGGTCCACGCAAGAGATCCTTCTGTGCACGATTCAGAGGAATGAAAGGTCCGATGAAAAAACCAAATGGCAAGCCTACACGAAAGGCACTTGCACTACGACGTTGGAAATGCTAATGGCATACAAAAAGAAAACTAAGAAAGGCAGCAAGTGTGGCTGCAAACACGGAGGAAAAAAGTAATGGCACTTACTTATAATGAAGATGGTTCTAAAACCAAATCAATATATGAAAGACAAGAAGCTAAGAAAAAACCCGAGAAGAAAAACTAATGCACAAAGGATCTAAACACGGATTATACCATAATATTCACGCCAAGAGAAAGCGGATCGCCGCAGGCTCTGGTGAGAAGATGAGAAAACCGGGAGCCAAAGGTGCTCCCACAGCGGCTAACTTTGCACGATCTGCAAAGACAGCTAAGAAACGCCCAACAAAAAGACGGAAATGATTACTACCGAATACGGTAAGAAGAACATCTACCCAAACGAACCACCCATACAACTATTACCAGAACGAAAACTAATGTCACCAGAAGCAGAAAGATTTAATGGCTGGGCA